GTCTCAATGAGTGCAATAAACGCAGAGCGAATGATATGTAAAAACTGCCTGTTTTGCAGAACTCTACCGACTACCCCGGTAGAATTTTTCAACACAATATGTAAAATGAAATATATATTACGTACAATCTTTTAACGACTTAATGGATTGGTCGTAAACCCACTAGGGTTAAAATTAATTAATCGTAGTGGGAATAGGTGTTAGCTGTAAGCTCGGTGTATTCAAAAAGAAGAAGAATGTAAAGTCCGTTCCAATAGACATATATTTGTCCATCGTAATAGATCCCACTGAAGAAGAAGCCAAAGTAGGCTTAACTGCAGCAGTAACTACATAAGTCTCTCTATTTGAATCATCCTGAACAGTCCCAATATTAGCTAATGTGGGATTCGTAAACATGAATCGATATTTAGTGTAATTAGGAAGAGACACAGAGAGTCCAGCTTGAGTTTGTTGAGCTGTCAAGTGCAGGCCCTGGGTACCGCAGTTGCCGGGACCACCCTTATTAAAAATTCGTATAGAATTGAGGGTGGCTCCAGAGGTTGCGGAAGCAGGGATAGCATTATTGATAGCAAACGAGGAAGTGCTTATAGTATTACCATAACGGTTGACACTCAGAGCCGAGACTCCGGTAGTTCCATAACAGGAACTGTCAAGGTTGTAATGATAAATTACAGCGCCTTTCTGACCAATGAACATCGGAGCTATCCAATTATAGGGTGTAGTTGAACACACATTAAATTTAAAATTTGATGCAGGAACGACTAAACCCTGGGCATTCTGAAATCCATTGGGATCATATCCCCAATAAGAGGGATATTTCGTTTGATAGTGCGTCAGATACAAGAACTTATTCGTAGTATCTGCGCTCCAGCTAACGGTCGCGGCGTAAACAGAGCGCCGCAATACTTTTCGGAAACTACGAATAGATTCTCCAAAGTTAACCAGAAATCTAGCAGGATGCTGATTATCTGATGCGCTCCCAGCAACCACCTGTGTTGGAACATCATAATCTATTGTGTCAAGGGACTGAATCGAATAATTCGACAAAGTCTGAGGAGCATCTGTGAGCATGTTAAACTCTAGATTATCCCCACCTCGCACAAAGACCATCATATTGATAGTTCCAGTGGATGTAGGAGCCGACAAAACATTAAGTAGACGAACCGATATGATCCCATTGTCAAATGTTTTATCGTGGGTTATGGCGTTACCGGGGGTCCAATAAGGACCTCCAGTCATACGCTGGACTTCTAGCCATGATGTGGCTTGCATGTAGGGGACACGAACCTCCACATCAGTTGTCTCTCCTATATCAACTATCTGAGTAAATGCAAGATTCACTGAGTCAGAAGTTGTGTGGAGATCACCACGAGGATCATAAGATATCCTCAAACGCGCTTTATGAAACTTCGTGCAAATAAATTTGAAACGAAAAATTATATCTCCTCGCCAATATTTAAATAATTGGGAGGCATAACACATTGGAGTGGTTTGATATATGGGGTAAGTATCAGCTGCATTAAAAGTATGCATAACTGGGTTTACAAGAGCATTAAAATACTCCGTATTAATAGAATCAGTGGTAGATATCTGGGTATTCATAAGGAAAGATTCCTTTTGAACGAGATAGGATACTTCCAATTCATCCACAGGTTCCAAGCCCACGGTACGTGGGTCTATCGTAAGCTCATTCTTAGGGTCTAGTGTTAACTTATCCACAGGAGTGGATATCTCTGAGGAAGATAATGCCGGAAAAGGCATACTCTTCAAAGGATCAACATCAGAAATATTGGGAGGATTAGTAAATCCAAAAAGACTTGCTATATTCCCTATGCTAGAAGCAATAGAGGAGGTAGCAGTCATATATTTCCCAATATAGGGAGCCTTAGAAATTTTGCTGGTAGCTTCAGCAATCGCATGCGCAGTCCTACTGACCGGACCGGTGGCATATTCATCCTTTCCTTGAACAGCTAGAGAGACTGTCGGACCCATAAGTTCGACATCTTCAGCCCACGCAAATACTTGAATAGTAACTCCTTGTCCCGTAGCTCCATTTGCAGACTGCAAAATGGTATAAGGGATAACAGAGCACTGTCCCATATTAGCTAATTCTGAGGAGGAAGTGGCATCGAGCCAATTCTTATGCAGAAAAAAGGGAAGGGTGATCTCGCCCCCAGCATTAGATTGAGGATAAATCCAAATATGTGGACGCTGGGAATGCGGTACTAAATTACCGTTAATGCTATCAGATTTTATAGTGGACGCATTAAAGCCACTTAAGGGCTGATAATTGAGCAAACATGCACCATAATAAAACGGAGATGCATTGACCACAACTTTCAGCTTGAGGCGACACCGCAGAAATGCATAATAATTCAGTTTCATGGCATTGGCAGTATTCGCAAAATAAGCTTGCCACGGATTAAACGTGGTAGCTGAATTGATGGCATCTGTCTCCAACCAAGTTCTAGTATAGATCAGGGTGGGTCGGGATAGCCATTCATTGAGATTGATGCCAGGGAATTTATCCGTAGCAGCAACCTCGTCAACAAGTGATTCATATTCTAGAACAGAACCTAAATTCTGATCCATAAAGTGAACATTCACTTGCTCTAGGGTTGAGGATCCTGGCATACCCGTGGGTGCACCTGGCGCCTCATCAATAGTTTCACTAGACTGTATAATCCAATGAAACAACTGATAATTATTAGAAGGACACAGCTCGTCCATAGAGCCCAGACAACTTTTAAGCGTGTCTGGTCGGCAGATCTCACTTCCGCAGGTGAGCGCCTCGAATTCAATATTTGAAGTATGCTTTAAGATCATGTGGGGAACTAACCCACATGAAATGTGATACTAAGTATCTAGTTTAATGACATTTCGGTCAGCAACTTCGAATATAAATTCGAGATTATTCCAAAAAGTTTTCAAATCTAGTCACATCAGATCCTTCAGATGCCTGAAGAAAGGTGTCGAGTAGATCTTCCCACTCAGGGAATGTATGCGGAACAATATATGGTTCCAAACCTACCTCTGCCACCACCTCACGAAACATTTTCTTCTTCTCCTCAAAAATATCTCTTCCGTAAAAGAAATACTCTCGAAGAGCATCAGATATTGAGTCGATAGCTAGTTTAGAGGGACTATCAGTTTTCGATGTGTGTGAAACCATAAGACTCTTATTAATCGAGTCATGATCAAGAGGACACATCATGTATCCCAGCTCATCATTCCAAACCCACTTCCTCTTAAGAAAATCCACTTCAGACACATCTATATAAGGACGTGATTCTGATTTCTTATCTGCCATAGTATAATGTACACCGATTGTGGATAAAACCTCCTGAATGGAAGTGTGATTAAACCAGGGGATCTCCTTAGAAACACCCATGACATTGTCATCTCCGTAAGTCATCAAAGCTACATACTTCTTAAAATCCGAAGCTGTACACTCTGGATTTAATCGTTTATATGCAAAACGCATATAAAGACAATTGACCAGACAGTTTATAATAACTGTTAGAGTGTGGCCAGAGGGATTTGATCCAAAGATTTCAATAAAATCTCCGAAGAAGTCAGTTCTTGGAAATGCTGTATCCATTTTGATACATTCAATTACTAATAGCATTTCGTTAGTCCAACCTGCAGCTCTACATATATCCTTAATAACATCAAACGCCTTTTGGATATAAACAGTCGCCATCTTCTTATCAAATCCTTTATAATCACCTGCAACCATACGATCTTTGCCGTATTTAGTAAGAAATTTTCCCATAGAATGCCACTCAGAAGATTGACATGGTAAACCCACTGCAGCTTCGAATAAGAAACGATTATTCTGTAGAACTCTAACAAAAGGAAGGAGGTACTTTCTGACGACAATATTCCACTCTACAGGTCCAGAACTAAAAACGCGAGTCTTACAAGCCTTAACCTTAGCAGCAGATAGAAAATCGTCTTTGAAGCAGGCAGAAAATACTGGGCAATATCTCTCACCTCTAGAATATCCATCGATGCACTTCTTAATTAAGTTCATAACTTCACTATTTGGCATCAATGGCTCCTGAAATCCCTTATGGGGGGGAACCTTCACAAAGAAAGATGATTTGGCTGTTCTATAAGGGTGTCCAGCACTGGTCGACATTTTAAGTTTGTCTAGGTACTTAACACCCACCACTCCATTAACCGCATCAAAGAGATCCAAGGGCTGAATCTCTTCGAGATCATGGGGAGATAGTCCCGATATGATCTCTCGAGCAAAATCCCTTGCGATCTCATCCAATTCTGGTAGATTGATCCTCTGATCTATATCTGCCATATCACTTAAGGCTATATTTTTCGGTCTCCATCCTGACAACACAGGAGGGAATTTATTAGTAATATAACCCCGAACGGAGAGAGACTTATTCAATAGTGATAAGCGATAGTCACTCTTCATATTAGCTCTAAAACCAGAACTAGAACCAAAAACGTTGAAGGGACGATTCTTAAGATAGCGCAGTGGAGATCTTTCATCTAGTGATTGGAGAACTACTTCTTTACCACCTCCTGTCATATTGGAGGTTCCTACTGTTACTATGTCTTTTTCATATCGAGATATCTCTCGGTAGAGAAATTCATTCGTAACTTTTATAGAGGCAACCTTACCTTCACCACCAGCTACATGTAATCCTAATATAATAGGTCCATATGTATTCTTAACGATCATGACAGAACCACACTCCCCTTCTAAAGTAGGGAATTGAGGAGTTCCTTCCCATACATCGTAATCTTTCGGAACACCTCCTATAGGGAGGGTTAATGAAGGATTTGAATGCACGTTGAGAAGGGAATCTGACTTAAACGTTCCATCTACAAGGCGAATCAAAAGGATTCCTTCGTAGGTTCCTACAAAAGACTCCTTACCAAACCAATCTCGTATATCACTAACTGGAGGCAGACATGGGATTTTAAATATGGCTAAATCCAAATTGGGATATCTATGTATCTCACTTTGAGTGAGAATAAAAGTAGTCACTGTGTTTTTATAAACGGTGACCTCTAAGATACCATTCGTTCCTAGGCCGTGATTATTCGTAATATACCATTGCCCACATACGCCTATAGCATTGTTTTGCTTTCGTCTACGTTCAACGTCCACGCTAGAAACAACAAGAACATTGTTCGAAATAGTTTCACTGAAGGACTGTATAGACAAACCAGCAGAACTAAGCTGTCTAGCTGTAAGATCATATTTACTCAATACGATTTTATCTTCATACCAAACATTCTGAGATTCCTCCTTAGTCTTCCTAACTGCCACTCCAGGAGTGCCATAATCATAGGATAGATTTTGGGGGATAATTACATCACGATGGAGATTGCCATCATAATGGTCATAGTCATTCCTTGAGAAACCCGGATTAAGCTTCAGATCTTCAACATGAGTATTTTCATAAGGCGTGCCTTTACCTTTAGTGCATTTGATGCACAAATGGACTCCATCCTTATGGCGAAGTGCCTCATAGGATGATGGTGCAGTAGCCTCACGATAATTGACATAAAGTCTATAAGCAGATATCAGAGCAGCTGAACCAGTAGCAATCTGAATCAATCTATCTGGGCGTCGCATCGAATTACCGACGCGCTGCCCAAGAGAGTTCCAATACACACGATCGAAACCTCTATCGATTTTATCCTGAATGGCTTTCGTAGTCTGTCCTCTAGCCCAAAACCCTGCATATTTGCAGAATCTTAGGAACGAATATATTTTACATATTCGTATAAATATAAAATAAACTGAAAGCCACCTCATAATACCAAAAATGAACCAAGCAATATACTCCGTAAAGTCAAAAAGTTTGACAAAGGAATACCACCAGGAATTTAAGCGAGATCTTGCAGCGACTTCTTCGGAATCTACATCCGAATTAAGAGATTGAATGCTTAAACATGTACACATACGTGACGGAAGCTTACAACATTTGGTTAATTTGACCTCATCTATTATAGAGCACGATTTGCTAACCGTATCTTGCTCCTGACTATAACTAATAATGGCATTATTATACCATAGTAGAAAATCTTTAATATTTCCATATTTGCCAATCTCCTTAAGCTTTCCCCTTTGACGGGGTCCGACTACATCGGGAATAACTTTTTTAACAGTCCACAACCAATAATCAGGATAATCCTGTTGTGGAGGAACTCTGGAGGTATCCAAAAAGATATTTTCCTTAGCATAGTCTGGTTTAACTTCAACGTGAATAACAAATGGCATTCTACGCTGAACAGCCAGAGGGCAAGAAAAGTAATGTTGAGCATTAAGGTGTTCAGTATTAGTAGTGCCAATGACTAGCTCGGCTCTTAGAGGAATCTTACCTTTATCCTCAAGCGCAGCTTGATCAGGAACATAAGGCACCCCGTTAACTATCTGGAGCATTTCCATAATAGAGGGATCCCCTTGCGGAGCTTTATCGGGGTGTAGAAACGAAATATCATCTAGCTCGATACACCACATCGACGTTTGAAAACCATCCCAATATTTAGCTGTAGGAGTAACAGTATACTTATAGTGATCTTCATAAGGAAGACCCATAACCTTAGCATAGTGCTTGTACAAAATACTAGTTATAGTGGTCTTGCCAATAGAACTAGCTCCATAGATTAATATGGGGAAGGGCGGTTTACGGTTTTGGCGAGCTAATTTCTTAGTGAGAAGGTCGCTCTTGATGAGATACAATTCTGAGACCAAAATTTGAACGCGCTTGCGCTCATCCGGTCCAATGGAAGCACTGTGCTTCGCTATAGAATTGCCTTTCTCAATAGAATCCAAAAGTCTAACCATAAAATCTTGCTCCGTGAATCCATGTGTCTTAGGGTCATTTAAAAGTTTCGACTGTAATCGAATCTCGTAAACTCCCTTGGCCCATTTTTCATAGGAAGAGCCTGAATGGAAAATAGGAGACATAGAACCTGAAGCTAAACACTGATAACCACGCTCACATAAGAAGAGCATAGTATCAAGTATGCAATGGTAAAAATCTGGACCCACATGAAATTTTCTTTTAATAGCTTCCCTCTCCAAACGACCATATCCTAGAGTCTCAAAATCGACTCCAACATAATCGTAAATGGAAAGAGATAGGCAATACATTGAAAATTTCTGCAGCTTAGCTGCGAGAGGGGAATTGCGAACTGCAGAATAATTATCCAGCAATTCGCGGGCGCTAAGGAAAAAGTCCTCAACACCCTGAACCTCCATGCCTTGTGTAGTTTGCAACTCGTGGAAAACCTTATAAAAGTAATCCTTAAGCCTACAACTATATGAGGAATAGAGGATGGATTCACCGAATCGTAATTTGACGAAATTGGTGAGTGCAATAGTAATATCTAATTTATTTCTACTGCGGGTTAAGTGATAAACAACTATGCACAAGTCTTCGATCAACTTAACGTACCAACGGCAGTTCTGCTCAGTTAAAATATGCTTTTCGAGTGCATATGTACTCATAAAATCAAAGAACGAACTACCACTAGTGGAAAGTGATTGAATACTCATACGTATTTGTTCATCGGTTACATTAGAGTGAGATAGTTTCTCACAAGAGACTCTAATGCGCCTAATAGTAGGAGATCTCTGCTCTCCTTTTGTAAAGTACGCAGTGGGACACACTAGACGTAAAATACTTGTAATAGGGGGGGGGGTTGTGTTTAAATTTAAATCGTATAACATAATGGTTGTACTTTTCAAATTTGGGGGGCAGATGTTATTTCTCTCGCTGTAAGATAGTCCACAAACTGCATGGACACAGTGTACTCGCCTTCAACGTGTACTGTAATGGCAATAGAGGGTTTTCATACTCTATATAATGAGGCAGTTGTAAACAGTGCTGTCTCATAACAAACGAGAAAGTGTATAATAGTACTGAAGTGTCTCCGAGGGACTTCAGACTTGGGGCAGTGAGTCCATCGCAATGATGGGGAGTGCCTTGAAGACTATTATTTCTTTAACACTGAATTGTCATGGTGTCGGAAGGGTAGTTAATTCCTCCTACTTATTTTTATCACACATATTTTTAAAATTTTATATTGTTTAAGGTTTTATATATGCAGAATATTATATAAAAATAAAATAAAAGTATATATAAAATAAAATAAAGTAAGATAAACTCAATAATATGTAATACTCGAATGAGTAAAGATCAAAGGCGAATGATAAGATCGCCTAGGAAACCTCATGGACAAACCACGAGATTTGGTATTTTCTTTTAATTAAGATCCTCTCTTGAGGAAATCCAATAATGGGGTAGAATGTTTTGTTATCAAAACAGACAAAACTTAGTAAAAGTTTCTTATCAACTAGCTACAGCAAGTGTAGCTCACATCTATGGTTCATAAGACAGGACGTTTTAGATAGTCATAAAGAGAATTGCTTGACATTATTTCCGGCGCACGGTAATTCTCAATATGTAATCAAGCATTTTGTCCGACGCACGGGGACCTGTAGTATGTGTAAGAATTGGGTGAGACGAGAATCTCACA